TGTTCATCAAGGTATCTCACAACGAAAATTTATAAGGAACTTTGTTCTTGCAGATGATGTTGTGGTTAAAGGTGCCGACCTAGCAAATGGGATACTTTCCATTTATGCTGAAAGAGTAGTTCCAGAAGAAAAGAAAGCTAGAACTATTGAGATTGGTAAACTCCCAAAATCAACTAAGAAGCAATTCTTAGCTGAATAACAAACGAAAGGGGAGTTCGCTTCCCTTTTACTTGACAGGATAGAAATTTCTGTTATAATAGTAGTATGACTTTAATTATGAGGAAAAAATAAATGAATTATTGGAAAAAACTAGTTGAGTTTTTAGCAGGATCTGAAGATGGATCAGGTGAAAGAGCTCGCAATACAAAAGGCCACTTTAAGGCTGATGATAAAAAAACAGCTTCTGTTAATGAAGCTTATAAAGATGGTAAGACACCTAAATCAAAAGCAAAGAAAACGGCTCCTAAAAAGAAAGGTAGAGGTCGCCCTAAAGGATCTAAGAACAAGGTAACGAAATAATGGAACATCTAATTTATTTGTCCACAGTAGCTGCAGGTGTAATATTTACATATGCTCTTTGTCGTGGTGTTTATCTGTGGTCTATTCGTGGACAAGGAAAATAACTATTATCCTTTATTTGATGAGGGACTTTATACAGAAGTTGTTCATCAGAATGGTGAGAACGCTATTAAGATTTTAAAAGGTAATTACAAAGATATTGTATATCAATATGGAAAAATTGAATTTATTCCGAGAGAAGAATCTGAAATACCTACAATTAATTTTGATAGAGCAGTTCGTATCTGTCCCGAAAATTTACTAAATACTATATCAGAAGATGAAGAATTTAATCAACTTATGGGTAACATACTCATAGAACTTTTGGCCAATAAAGGCATTGAGGAACTTAATCGTGCAGTATAGTAAAGAATTTAGAATAAGACTTAAAGAAGAAATTATTTCAGATGAGGGATGTGTGCTAAAAGTATACAGAGATCATTTAGGATATTTTACAATAGGTGTAGGACATCTTGTTTTACCTTCAGATGAAGAATGGGGAACAGGAGAAGGAACACCAATAACACAAACAAGAGCAGATGAGCTTTTGTTTCATGATTTAAATACAGTTTTAGATGAATGTGAATCACATTTTCATCAAAATTGGTCTTTATGGCCGGAAGAAGTTAAATTAATTATTGCAAACATGGCATTCAATTTAGGTATAACTAGATTAAAGAAATTTCAACTTATGCTCACAGCTATAAATGCTGAAGATTACATAGAGGCTTCTAAAGAAGGATTAAATTCTAAATGGGCAAAACAAGTTCATAATCGTGCAAAGCGATTAATGGGAAGGTTACGAGATATTAATGTAACTGATAAATTCGATTCAAAAGGTCGATTAAAAAAATAGGAAAAATTATATTATGGAAAAAATATTGAGAGAGGCTCTCATCATCAAGTATGAGGGAGAAATCGCAGAAGCGAAGGCAAACATTACAGTATATTTGAAACATCCAGTTGGTATAGGAGAACATCCTGATGTTGTCTCTGCCATGGATACTCAGATAGAAAAAATGGCTCATGCCGAAGAAAAATTACTTTGTGTAAAAAATCATTTTGTACCAGTTAAAGTAATTTGACAAGAATCAACATAATACCTGTTGAAGAATTAACTGATCAACATTTAATGGCTGAGTACCGTGAGATATTCATGGTAGGCTCATCCTTACAAAGATCACTCAATTCTTCAAAATGGGATCCCAAAAAGATTCCTAAAAAGTTCAAACTTGGAACAGGTCATGTCATGTTCTTTTATGATAAGGGTAAATATCTATACAAAAGATATATTCAGATCAGAGAAGAACTAATCAAAAGAAATTTTAATTTAGATTCTACTAGAGAATTTAAAGTCACACAATTCCCAACAGATTATTACAATGATTGGGAACCCAAGTTGGAAGATCAAGAGATCATTAGACAACGAATTGAAGAAAGGATACAACAGAAGCCAGAGTGGTATAGACACTATGGCGTTTCTGTGTTATAATATATTATATGCACTACTACACTAATGTTCAAAAATACAAAGACTTTATACTCGCGAGAGGGATAAAGAACGGTAAACGATATCTCAAGAGATTGAAATACGAACCTACTCTTTATATCCCGACAAACAAACAAACAGCTTTCAAATCAATCAAGGGTGACTTCTTACAACAGAAGAAGTTTGGCTCTATCAGTCACGCGAGACATTGGAAAAAGAAATTTCAGAATGATCAAGTATCAGAAGTACATGGGCTTGATCAATGGGAATATACTTACATCAATGAATCATTTCCGACTGATATACAATTCGATATTAAGAGTATCAACATACTTAATATAGATATCGAGTGTGAGTGTGAGAATGGATTTCCTGAACCTACAGAAGCAGAAGAAAAAGTAAACGCGATAACAATGAAACTCTTTGGACATAAAGAGACTCATGTTATTGGTACAGATAATTTCGATTATAAAACAGATGATCCGAATATCATTTATCATAGATGTCACCACGAGAAAGAACTATTAACAACATTCATGAAGGTGTGGGACGATTTAGAACCTGATGTTATTACTGGTTGGAATGTCGAAACATTCGATATAGCTTATCTAGTAAATCGTATAACTAAACTCTTTGATTGGAATACAGTCACACAACTATCACCTCACAATCTAGTCACTTCTAGAGAATGGCTCTACATGGGTCAGAAGAAAATGATATCATACAATATATCTGGTGTCGCGATTCTAGATTATCTTGATATGTATAAGAAGTTTACATACAAAACTAGAGAGACATATCGATTAGATCATATCGCAGAAGTAGAATTGGGTAAAAGAAAGATAGACTATTCTGAATTCGGAGCGATGCATCTATTCTATAGAAATGATTATCAGAAATTTTTAGATTATAATATTCGTGATACAGAACTTGTAGAAGAATTAGATAATAAGTTACAACTCATGGAGTTAGTTATCACGATGGCTTATCAGGCTAAGTGTAATTATCAAGATGTATTCGGATCAGTTCGATATTGGGATTTATTAATCTACAACTTCTTAAAGAAACGAGGTATGGTTCCTCCTCCGAAGAAAGGAGCTCAAGACTCACGAATTGTCGGAGCGTATGTAAAAGAACCTCAAGTAGGACAACACAAATGGGTAATGTCTTTTGACTTGAATAGTCTATATCCTCATTTAATCATGCAGTACAATATGAGTCCTGATACAATGATTCCGAAGATATATCCTCAAGAGATCAATGTGAAGAAACTATTAGAAGGTGAGGTTGATACGAGTATGCTCACTACGAGTACTGTGACGCCCAACGGTGCATTGTTCTCGACAAAGAAACAAGGTTTCTTACCTGAACTTCTGGAAGAAATGTATGATCAGAGAGTTTTGTTTAAGAATAAAATGATTGAATCTCAAAAACGATTAGAGACTATTCCGAAAGATGATTTAATCAATAGAAAGAAATGTGAGTATGAGATTGTCAAATATAATAACAATCAAATGGTCAGAAAGATTTCACTCAACTCAGCTTATGGCGCTCTAGGTAATCAATATTTCAGATACTTCAATCAAAGAATAGCTGAAGGTATTACAATGAGTGGTCAGTTAAGTATTAAGTGGGTTGAACGAGCCGTCAATGATTACTTAAATAAATTATTAGAGTCAGACAAAGATTATGTTGTCGCGATCGATACTGATTCAATCTATGTGACATTCGAAGATTTAATTGATAAAGTTAACCCTAAGAATCCTGTAGATTTTCTAGACACTATCGCGAAAGAAAAACTTGAACCTATGATCAATGAATCGTATGAAGAACTAGCTTCTTATATGAACGCTTATCAAAACAAGATGCATATGGGACGAGAAGTCATAGCAGACAAAGGTATCTGGACAGCAAAGAAAAGATACATACTTAATGTTCATGATTCAGAAGGTGTAAGATACAACACACCGAAATTAAAAATGATGGGTATTGAGACTGCTAAGTCTTCAACACCAATGTGGTGTAGAAAGAAACTTGAAGAAGGTATTCGAACATTGATGAATGGAACAGAGAATGATGTATGGGAATTTATAACAAACGCTCGAAATGAATTTAATAAATTACCTATAGAAGATATATCCTTTCCAAGAGGAGTACAAAATGTTAAGAAGTATTTCAACGCGGCCTCTATCTACAATAAAGGTACGCCTATTCATGTAAGAGGTTCACTTCTTTACAATCACTATTTGTCTAAATACTCTATAGACAAGAAATATCCCATTATACAGAATGGTGAGAAAGTTAAATTTTGTTACATGAAAGTACCTAATATTATGAATGAGAATGTGATATCATTTGTCTAAGCCTTACCTAAAGAGTTCGAGCTCGAAGCTTATATTGATTACGATTTACAGTTTTCAAAATCGTTTGTCGAACCATTAGGCGTAATATTAAACAAGATTGGGTGGACAACAGAACCCGTTAGTACACTTGATGAATTTTTTGGATAAACACCTTGACCTATAAGCGTTTGGTGTTATAATAGATATATGAATGAAATTTCTTACATTTTCTTAACTTTACATTTAGTAAGTTGGATTTTTCTAATTCTGATTATAGTAGAGATACACTCTATGAAAAAAGAACTTAGAATGTATGTAGACTATGAATCATCTATAAGAAAAAAGAGAAAAGAAATAAGATCAAAAAAATAAACTGGAGATATTATGAGTTATTTGAAAAATTTAATTAAAACAACAGGCAATGAGTTCGCTTCGATAGTCGAAGATGGAGTACAAGCAGCCGATGTTAGTGGATACATTGACACAGGCTCTTATATATTTAATGCTCTATTGTCAGGATCAATATATGATGGATTACCAAACAATAAGATCACAGCATTAGCTGGTGAATCTGCAACAGGTAAAACATTCTTCGCACTAGGAATGTGTAAACAATTCTTAGATGATAACCCCGATTCAGCGGTTATCTACTTCGAATCAGAGAGTGCAATAACAAAAGACATGATTGAGCAAAGAGGAATTGATTCTTCTAGAATCGTGATTGTACCGGTAACAACAGTACAGGAGTTTAGAACTCAATCAATTAAGGTTCTTGATCAATATATCAAAGATAAAACAGATATGAAAATGTTATTTGTTTTAGATTCACTTGGTATGTTATCAACAACTAAAGAGATTGAAGACACAGCATCAGGTGCAGAGACTAGAGATATGACTCGAGCACAGTTAGTAAAAGGTGCATTCAGAGTTTTGACTCTTAAACTCGGAAGAGCCGGTGTTCCATTAATCGTAACGAATCATACTTATGATGAAATGGGATTGTTTGCAAGAAAAGTTATGGGTGGTGGAAGCGGTCTTAAATACGCAGCCTCATCTATTATCTTTTTATCTAAAAAGAAAGAGAAAGACGGAAAAGATGTTATTGGTAATATTAT